TAATGCATCCCACAAATCAGTTAAGGCTGCATTGATTTTGCCATAGTCAATGTTCATTAATCCATTGTTTAGCGCATCAATGAAACGTGGCAGTCCTGTTCCAAACGTCCACTTCGCAACTGGAACTAAAAAATAGTTCCAAAAATCCTTTAAAGCCTGCCAACTGAATTTTCCGAGTTCCGCAAGTCCTTCGTTCCAAAGTCGTTTCAAAGATTTAACCGTCGGCTCACTCCCTTTTTTGATGCTCTCAAATAAATTTAAAAATTTTTTATCGAGCTTATCTATTGCAGTTTCACCTTCTGCCAGTTCTCCGAAATTTACTTTTGTCGGTGCAATGTCTGGAACTATATTACTCTTTCCTAGACCTTTGTCAGAGCCATCATCATCAGAACTATCTGCATCGTCATTATCGCTAGGGTCAGAAAGTTTATTAATCTGATCAAATCCCATCAAGGAACGCATTTCTTTTGCTGCCTTTTTTGCCGCACTTCCTGCTTTCTTCGCAGATGATGCTGCCGTATCCGCTGAGTCAGAAGCATTGTCAAGCCCTGTGCTTGCGTCTGATGCTGCACTGCCTAAATCAGACATCTGACCGGCAGAATTACCACTACTTTTTTTTCCTGTTATAAGCTCAGTAAAAGATTTAAACGCATTTGCCAATGTTATAAGTCGACCAATTAAAGTATTAATCATCTTTAAAACAGGAGTAAAAACATTTATTAAACCTTGTCCGATGCTAGCTTTTAGTGATTGAAATTGTAACGAAAGAATTCGAACCTGATTCGCCCAACCGCCAGATGTTCTTGCGAAATCTCCATTTGCAAGTGCAAGCTGTTCCTGTACAAATTGATATCTGAGTGCTACTTTTTCAGCTTCTGACATTTGAGCAGTTGTTTTTCCAAAACCATTTGCAAGCGCATAACTATCCAATGCTGTTTGAGTCATTACGACACCTAAGTCTTTTAACGACTCTGTTTCTCCTGTGAAAACAGATTTAAGTTTTGTGTACGCTTCATCTTGCGAAAGATTATAAAAGGATGCGACATCTCCTGCAAGCGCAGTAAGTGATGTCCCCATATCATAAGCTTGTTTTTCCGAAAATCCAAAGGCTTTTGCCATCGCCCCAAAAGTACCAGTGTATTGCTTAGCCATTGTTTCAGACAATCCGAAATTTTTCGCTGCTGATTGTGCAAAACTATCCACTTGTGCTGTCATCTGTGGAAATGTTACATCAACAACATTTTGAACTTCTGCTAAATCAGAACCTAAGTCAAGACAACTTTTTCCAAATTCTATAAGTTTTTTTACACCAAAAGCTGCTGCAATTGTTGCACCTGCTTTTTTTGCTACACTTGTAATTCCACGCATTTGCCTATTAAATGCATTTTGATTTACAACCAAATCTAACCCAATTTGTCCAACGCTTTCTGCTATCTTGCCTCACCTGCCTTTTTCCCACAAAAAAAGGACGCCTTTCAGCGTCCCTTTGGGTTTTACCTAATATTTATTTTTTCCATTTATGTCCACAATTCAAACACTTTGCATATCCTTTTTTACTACTCAATCCCCCAAGAATAGCACCTGTAGAACCTGCCAGAATATCTCCTACCAGTGCTCTTCCAATGCTCAATTTTTTATCAACATAAGTTATGCTTGTACTACCACATTTCGGGCAATATGCTTTTCCTTCCACCTTTGCTCTTGTTATTCTTGATTTCTTTGACATATCTATTTTCATTTGTTTCTTATCTTTTTCAGCTTGCCAAAGACCTTGCTTTGCTTCCACTTTTTCCACCCATTTCGGGGTTCCTGACTTCGGATGTGGAACACTCGCTCTAATTTCCTCGATTCTTTCTAAATCATTTGAATCCACAATTGGAAAATCCTTTGCTTTTACTCCACAATGTGGGCACTTTTTCGCTCCATCTAGCAGCTTATCACCACAATTAAGACATATTTTCACCTGTTTACCCTCCTATACTCTTTTATATACAAATTATATAAAAATCATATAGAAATGTAAATCTATTCTTTTATCCCTGCCATCTGCAAGAATCCCTGCCTAATCGCTTCTAATGCTGCATCCATTTGCTGTGAATTCGTCTTAGCCATTTGTTTTGCCCATTTGCTTCTCCATTCGCTTCTGATTCTCAGTTGATCCGGAGTAAACTGTTCAAGCATTTCTTTTCTATCTTCTGCTCGGATGGATACAATTCTTCCAAGCGCTGTATCTGGTCCCAGACCAATCAGCATGTCCCGAAATTCGTCCCACTTCATTCCTGCCGGCAATTCTCGTGAAAGTCTTATCCCGTACTCGCTCTGAAATGACGATACAATCAAATCAAAATCGTCAATCAAATCATAGTACGGGTCACTACTCTCCCTCGTTATTCCCTACAACAAGCTCGATTGCAGTTTCTACAATTTTAGAAAGAGAACTTGCAGAAAGTTTCTTGCCTTTTTTATCCTTTAAACTACAAATTTTTTTTACTGCTCCTTTTCCAAAAAGAAGTTCCATCGACTCTTTTACTGCTGACATATTCTCACCCTTATCTAATGTTCCCATCAATTTCAGCATTGTCTCAGCATCAGAGTTTACTTCTACTTCTAAATCTCCAATTTTTAAGATCGGATTCTCATCAAAAGATAATTTTTCACTGATATCTACAATTTTTGCCATGCTCTAACTCCTTTATTTTACAGATTTATTTACATCTGCCGACATTACAACATTGCCAGCTACTACAGTCGGCTTTCCGTTGCTAATTACATCAAATTCTAATGCTCCTACATTTGTAGAATCTCCGCCACCACAGTTTTTAATATCAAATACTGCTGCATCCCAGGATACTTTTGTTCCGTCAGGAAATTCCCACTCAAAATATCCCTCTGCATCATGTCCATTTTTATATAACTTTCCTGCAACAAAATCATTGCCGGTGTCTCCAATGTTACGCTTGCCACTCAGAGTGATTGTAATTGCTTTTGAAGTCATTAATGCTCTTTGCCAACCTTCTGTATCCATCGGAGTCCAAGTTTCAACTCCGTTTGAGACTGAAACTGAAAAAGTTTCCATATCTGCGATTGTTGATGCAGTACCTTTTTCTGCTCCGACTTTAAATTTATTGTCTAAAACCGGAAATACGTTTGTTTTTCCTGCCATGCTTATTTTCCTTTCCGATAAATTACAGCCACTTCGATAACATACTCATAGATACCCGCTTCATCTGTGCCAATATCCTGTAAATCATAAAGTGGCTGAATAAAATTAATTGTTTCTTCGTTTATTTTTACATTTCTTACTGCTCTGATAGCTTCAAATAACGCTGTAGCAGACTTTTCAGAGTCACGTGGAGATTTATTCCAGTGCACCAGAATTGAGACATATTTTTCGCCATACCCCTCACAGGAGACACCGCCCAAAGCAGTATGATATTCATTTTGATGTTTACTATTGTATACACCAAACGACTTCTCTTTTTTGTCTGGCATCTTGCTCATATAGACATAATCTGCCAGTTTCAGAGACTCTATAAAGTCTCTTACATCTGATAGCATCATACTCCACTCAACCTCCTATACAACTTTTTGTATGCTTCGATTGCAAACTGACTTTTTGAGCCGTTCGGCAACCAATCTTCGTACCAGTCACCCCTTGCGTGGGGGTTTTCAGAAGTCTCAAAACGATACTCTGGATGGAAGTACAATCGCCGTGCGTAAGGTGTTGTTGATACGATTGTCACCTTACCATTCTTACTCTGTGAATAGTCTACAGCCG